GTCCATTTTTTTTATGAATAAACAGCAGAGAATCCTGCAACAGATTTGCCCAAGAGGTTACGCTCATTGTAGCCATTTTCTTGTTTGTTTTAATTACGTAATACAATAGATTTTGGTTTTATTATCTTAACAGATGGGACAAAGATACAAATAAGATTTGAGATACAAACATTTTCTATCCGCTTACTTCTTCAACACAAAGGCTATTATTCGTTTTAGTCGATAATACATAAGGAGATTGTTAAACCCACGTCATCACCCGTGACACGCTTTCTTTCCACCATAGTATAAGAAACAGATAGCCCTTTTTGCGCTACCTATAATAGGCATTTTGCAAGGCTATAAACCGTCCGCACGATTGGTGCGCACCATGCGCACCATTGGTGCTGAGGCTCCGCACAACATGTGCTAAGCATCCGCACGTTTACAAGAAAGGGAAGAAAGGATTTATTATTGCCCACTCTCAACATGGGATAAAGGGACATATGACATAAAGTAGGTCATCTGTATGATTTTTATCAACAAAAAAAGAGGCTATAATAGCCTCTTTTGTTATCATATTTCACAGTCGGGATGACCAGATTTCAGATTTATTTTTTACATTTCTAACTTGCTGATATTCAATAGGACAATTTTTAGTTTTTAGTTAATTTTCACCGAGTTTTCACCGACAATATAAATCTTACATTGTCTTCGCTATCAAACATTTGAGTGATTTTTTAATTAAAATGTTTGAATAAAAACACCGTAAAAACACTCTTAAACACCTCTAAGGCGCATCTTAATTATACGGCATTTGCCACTTTTTTAACAGAATCTTCAGATACATTTTCAACGAGCTTCGCTGTTAATCGGTCTATTGTTCTCTGTTGATTTTCTATGGTTTTCTGTTGCATCGAAATAACAGAATAAAGTTTATCCTCATTAGTTTCTTCTCGTCTTTCCTGCCCCATTATCAACCAGTTAGCATCAATGTTTTCAAAACTCGCTAAAATCTTAACTATGGTTTCATAATTAGGTGCGTTGCGACCAGTGATGATATTATTAGCCGAAGTCCAAGATATATTCAATTTTCGAGCGAACGTATTTATCGTATGCCCTTCTTTGTTCATCAATTGAACAATGCGATTAGTAATAGTTTCTTCTTCCATTTTCATTATTTTTTAATAAATGAGTGAAATAACCTCTCATTTATTTTGTTATTTCAAATAAATGTTAGACCTTTGCGCTACGCAAGTATTACTTGCGCCACGAAAATAATAAAAATATATCGAGGGCGCAATAAAAAGAATATAAAAAAATAAAAATGAGATTCAAAGAGTACATATATTCTCTTCCTAATCAGCGCAAAGAAGAGATATCAAAGATAATGGAGTTATGCCGTGTTAATGAAAGTACTGTCTATAGATGGTTAAGGGGCGACTTTACTCCAGCCCCACAGAAGAGAAAGGTAATCTCAGACTATCTTAACATACCCGAACACGAGCTCTTCCCAGATGCATAGAGAATGTCTACAATGCGATTCTCATCGCATGTGCATAAATGGTATTTACTGTAACTTACTTGAAAAGTATGTTCAGTATTCTACGGAAAAAGAATGTAAAACAAATAAAACAATCTTATGAAAACAAAGGAATTTGAAAAAGCAATTGACGCATTAAACTTAGGTATCGTAATCGACGAGATGAAGCTAAACCATTCGAATGTTCGTCAAGTAACTGGTCACCTTGAGAATGAAGGTGTCATTTGGAATGAGAAAGGAGAGGCTTTCTCCACTGATTTTGAATGGAGAGAAAATAAAGAAGATGGTGACCTCGTTGGAGTCTTTGGTAGCTCGCTGGAAAGAAATAAATTGTATGACCTTAAATTTGAATAACTATGCCCAGCATTAGAAAAGTTAGAAAAAAGGCTATCCGTAAAATGGGATTTAGAATGTCTTTTCTGTTTTCTCACAAGGACCCTAATCAAAAGTTAACATTAAGCCCATCAGTACGAAAGAAAATCAGGCAAGGGCTGACAGAATATCTAAGAAAGAAATGTTTATAGATAAAGATAAGTGGGGAAAATTCTCCATACAAGACCTTTCAGAGCGAGAACTTCGATTATTACACGAAGCACTTCGAGTATATGTTCAGAGTCAACTTGGGCGTCTTCATCCAACTGACAACATAATGATTATGCGGTTTGATAGTGAGTATATAGCTATATGTTTGCAAGGAAAAAACTTTCCAAAAATGGTTTGATTTAAGATATATAAATATGATATACGGATATTTAAGAGTGTCTTCTGATGAACAAGATGTAAATTCCCAGAAACAAGGGGTTGAGTCATTTTGTATGAAAAACGGATGGGTTATAGATAAATTTATTACTGATGAGGGTGTTAGTGGTGGCAAAGACCCTGATAAGAGAAATTTAGGACCACTTCTTAAGCTGGTCCAAAAAGGCGATAAAATTGTTTGTTCTGAGATTTCTCGACTTGGACGTGATTTATATATGGTAATGGATATTCTTCATTTTTGTATGGAGAAAGAATGTGTTATATATACAGTAAAAGATAAGTTTGTTCTTGGCGATGATATAAGTAGTAAGGTCCTCGCCTTTGCTTTTGGTTTGTCTGCTGAGATAGAAAGACAGATGATTAGACAGAGGACTAAGGAGGGCTTGCGTCTTAGAATGAAGATGGGCGTATTGCTTGGTCGTCCTATCGGGCGATGTAATTCTGAGGAAGCGCAGAAGTTTGGAGCGTGGAAAGACAAGCTAAAGCAGATGGTTGAATGGCAGATGAGTCCACGTCAGATAGCTGCTGTTATTGGATGTGATAGGAATACCGTCTCACGGCTTATCCAACGGTGGGGATATTCTAAGGTGTGGAAATATAAGTCAGATTGGGCAAAATCTGAAAATAAAGAACGAGGACATAAAAGAGTTCCTACTTATAAGGATGGAGATTATGCTATTGTCGAATTAGATAGAGATAAGGTTGTTTCGCTTATTAAGGCGGATTTAACGATTCCGCAAATAACGAATGCGATGCCTAACTTTACGTACGAGCAAATTTATGATACTATTTTGTGTGATAGCGAGTACAACGCATTGTATAGAAAACACGGACAATTAAAGGTAAAAAAATGGAAACGTTAAGAGACTTATGGAATAAAACGTGCATGTCGGCTAATATCCCAGCAATAAGTATGGATACATGTGCGAGAATTCTTGCAGTTGTATACGTACATGGTAATAACGAATCTTTTGTTTATAACAAGTCTTTCCTTTCGGATTTACAATATGTAAAAGAAAGATTTAGACTGCAAGGGGGAGAAATTCCCGATGCTGATTTTTGCGAGTTAGTAAAAAAATATGTGGCTAAACTTGAGAGTTACATAGAAGATCATAAAAGTGATAATTGTGATAATTCTGCGATATTCAAATCACACATACCCAATTGGGCTGTAGAGCTTTTTTATGATAGGTATAAGATTAAATTAATAAATTAATCTTTCGAAGAAATATTCTAACTAAAAGTCGTAAAATTATGAAAGCTGATAATAAACGGTGGACAGAAGAAGATGCTACCTTTGTCAAAAATAATCTTGGCAAACTGTCATTTGAACAAATGGGAAGAGCACTGAACAGAAGTGCTATGTCTGTTCGCCTCTTTGCATTGCGCAATCGCCTTACTGTCGGTTTGCAAGTCAAGCGCAATATCCTTATGGAGATGTTGAAGATAAAGTTTCGCCACCCCGAAGATTTCACACCAACAAGAGCCTTTTACACGGAAACAGGAATAAATCAACGTCGGTTTTGGGACTTATACTATGGTAGAAAACATATCAGTAGCAAAGAGTATGCTGCGGTAGCAGAATACTTAGGCGTAACTTTGCAAGAAGCACTTGACTCACGCCAATTAGATTTGTTCGAGGAAAATGAAGAATAAGGAATATGATAGATAAGAATTTCATTGAAAAGGTAAAGTCAGCTCTAAACATTGTAAATGTAATAGAAACCTTTACTCGCCTGCATAAGACAGGTGCGAACTATAAGGGTGTCTGCCCTTTTCATGATGACCATTCACCATCTATGGTCGTCAGCCCATCAAGACAGACCTATCACTGCTTCGTCTGCGGAGCAAGTGGAGATGTAATATCATTTGTACAGCATCACCTAAACCTAAGCTTCATAGAGGCTCTGCGTTGGTGTGCTAATCAAGCAGGCATCGAGTTCCCTACCAAGGAACTCACACCAGAGGAAGAAGCTGCCTATAAGAAAAAGGAAGCACAGCGTATCGCAATAGATGCTGCTGCAAAGTTCTTTCAGAAGAACCTTGGACAAGCAGAGAGTTTCCTTGCATCACGTGGATATAG